GTGGCAAAGCTGGTGGGTGTGAAGGTCGTGTTCACTGATTTCACCAAGAGCGCTGGCAGCGTTGGTAGCATCGGTGACGCAATGGATGACACGGCCGATTCGACAAAGAAAGCCGCCAAAGCCCTCAAGGACTACACGATGGGCTTTGATGAACTGAACATCATTGACCCCACACAGGGAAGCTCCGGCTCTGGCGGCGGTGCATCTGCTGGCAACATCTTGGGCGATGTAGACCTGTCCGGCTACGATATGTTCAAGAACTATGTTGGCAACTCCGTGGACGAAATCAAGGCAAAGCTGGAAAAGCTTGCGCCATTGATTGCTGGTATTTCTGCCGGATTTGCAACGTGGGCTATTGGCAACGCTTTGCTTGAAGCTCTCAATAAAATCAAAGGCGATGGCTCTTTAATTGAAGGAATTCTCAAGCTTTGGAAGTCTCCCATTATGGGAGCAGCTGTCGCTGTTGGCATCATGGTTGCTCGTTTTGTTGACCTGTACCAAAACAGTGAGGCGTTCCGAAAAGGCCTTGAACGTGTTCGAGCTATGATTTACCTTGCTGCGGAAGGGCTTAGGCAGGGTTGGAATATATCACTCACAGATGGAAAACTCGGAGAATCCATCAAATACCTGAAAGAATCTTTTTCTAACTTAAAGCAAGTAATCTGGAATCTCATTCCAGAAAGTTGGCAGGAGGGCATTTCTTCTGCGTTCAAAACAATCTCTGACGTTGTAAAAGACCTTGATCTTGATGTTGGTGATTTAATTACAACACTTATGGGCATCGGTCTTATTGTTAGCGGTCATCCTGTAGCCGGTCTTGCTGTTCTTGGTTTTGAAGCTATCACTGTTGCAGTTCGTGGTCTTGGTAGCGAAAGTCAAAAAGAAGCTTTTGAGATGGAAACGGACTGGTTCAATGCTTTCAAGTCTATGGGCGAAAAAGTTGCTGATTTTGTAGGTGGCGCAATTACAGCCATTGGAAATCTTATCAATGATTTCGCAATTTTTATTGGATGGATTCAGAACGGTGTTTCCGAAACTGACAGGCTTGACTTACAGATGAACGGTAACTTCATCGAGAATGCCGTTATGGGCATTGCTCAGCTGATTCACGATGTCGGAGTGTTTGTCGGATGGATTACCAATGGAGTGAGCGAAACCGACCGTCTTGATATTCAGATGAACGGTAACTTCATCGAAAAGGCGGTTCTTGGTTTTGCTGACCTTATCAATTGGGTAAAGGATGTTGTTACATGGTTCGTACATCTCGATGAACACGTCGAAAACGGTGCGAGAGCTGTTCGTGGATTTATTGATGATATCAAAACGTGGGCAAAAGATGCCGCAAAAGCTGCTTCCGATATGGTAACAGCCGTTGCAAATGCTATTGCTTCTCTTCCTTCCAAAATGTTTGAAGCAGGCAAAAACATTTGGCGGGGCCTCGTAAATGGTATCAAAAGCGGCATTGAAACCGCAAAAGGCGCTGCGGCAAATCTTGCCAAAGCTATCATTGACAAGTTCACGACCGATACTGAAATTCACTCTCCCTCCGCTCTGTTTGAGCGCTTTGGTGAATTTATTGACCAAGGCCTTGCAAATGGTATCACTGCAGCACTTTCTTACGTTGAACAAGCTATGACCAATCTGGCAAACGTTGCTCAGAAAAAAGGCAACGAGATGATTGACTATGGCGCAGACGTTGCAAATGGCTTTGTTGATAACATGGTCAATACGTTTGACGCAAAGTGGAATGAAATCGACAACGGTCTCAAGAGCGACTTCATTGGCACGATTAAGAGCATGATCGATGCGGTCAAGAAAGGCGATATCCAAACCGTTGCCGAAAACACAGCAGCCATCATCTGGAAGGCAATGGGGGAAGAAAACCGAAAACAGGTCAAGTCTTATGCTTCCGACTTGGTTTCCAATCTCACCAGTGCTCTTAAGGCTGTTGGTTCCAAAGTATTTTCTTCTGCAAAACTCGTCGGGAACAACATCTTAGCTGGGATTACTTCAAAATTTGGAGAAATTTCCACGCAGGTTGTAGGTCTCGGCAGCAAGATTGCAACGTCTTTTTCCGCTTTGATTGGGCCTATCTCAGCATCCGGCAAAGCAATCAGTATTGGCCTTTCTTCTGGCGTTTTGAGCCAGTTCCCGTCTATCATCGCTGGCATTGCCGGGCTTATCGGTCAAATTGGAGCTGCATTTATGGGCATCTTGCAGACGATCGGTAGCGTTTTGACCTCTCTTGGCATTCCAACCGGCGTCATCATGATTGCTGGTGGCGTTGCAATTGCAGCCGCCATCGCAGGAATTGTCGGAACGCTTGTTGGAAAGTACGGGACAAGCTCCCGCCCGTCTGTGAATGACAATTACTCGAGCTACCCTGGTACGAGCGATTATGATTCCGCCAATGGCTCCAATACATCTGCCGGCAGCTATTACCCAAGTTCTTCTGCCAGCGGAGCAAGCCCCGCAGAGCTCCGCAGTGCCGTCCATGATGGCTGCTATAACGCATTCCTTGACATCTTCCAGCGGTACGGAGACGAGCTTACCGGAGGGAAAGAACTCAAGATTTACCTTGACGGAAAGCAAATCACTGCGTCCGTTGAGAAACGACAGTCTGAGCGTGGGTTCCAGATTATGGGAGACGAAGTTTACAGCTACTAAGGAGGTTTACGTTTTATGCAATCTCTCGTCACAGTAAATGGCAGAGAGCTGCCTGAGCCTTCCTCCTACGACGCTACAACAAGCACTATAGTCGATTCTGGACGAAACGTACAAGGCAAAGTCGTTGGGTCTGTGGTGCGGCACGATGTTGCAAAGATTTCCCTAAAATGGAATTATCTTACCGCAAGACAGTGGGCGGACGTCATCGGGCCGTTCACCACAAACTTTTACTGCACTGTTCGGTTTTATAACCAAGCGACTGCAAGCTACACGACAAGGCAAATGTACGTTTCTGATAGAACCGCTGGGATGTGGAGACGTTCCCCGTCCAACGGAAACGTCATGGGATGGGTCGGAGCAGCCCTTAGCCTGGTTGAAGTTTAAGAGAGGTGATTATTCATGGGCTTTCTGCCTTCCGACAAGTGGCTTGAGCAATACGAAAAAACACTTGTTCCGGAGATGTTTGTTCGCATCACTTACCACGTCTCTGACGATAAGGCGCAAGCAGACGCTATTGCCAGCTCTTCCAACCAGGCTCTATTCAGCAACACGTTGTCTGTCACAGACCTGGATTCTGCTTCTTTGGCCAATTATGCCACCGGAGAACCTAATTTGTGGGTCCTTGACGGGAGCAAACTTTTGGTCCCAGGTTCAGAGCCCTACGAGAACGCTGGGTATTTAAGCATGGATTGTGTTTCTGACACAAACCATCCGATTATTACTTTCTCTTTCAGCAAAACACACACTGAAAGAATCCCCGGAATTACAATCGTATGGTCGTCCGCTTTAAATGAATATGCAAAATCTTTTAAATTGACGGTCTATAACGGTAGCGAGCTTGTTGCAACAAAACAAGTTGACGACAACCAGTCTGTTGAATCCTCTGTAGATTTTGAGATTTCCGGATATGATTCAATCAGTCTGGAAATTTTAGAGTGGTGCATCCAGGGCCGCAGAGCCAGAGTGGAGCAAGTTGAATTTGGCCTGCGTGTCCAATTTAGCAAAGCGGATTTGCTTTCTTATACGCACGAATCAAAACGCGACCCAATTTCTGGGCAGCTTTCCAAAGATTCCGTTTCGTTTTCTGTTGACAACTCCGAGCAACGCTGGAACCCGGTAAATCCAGGTGGGCTTTATCGGTATCTTTATGAACGTCAGGAGATTTCAGTTCAGTACGGCATGGACATTGGAGATGCTGTCGAATGGATTGATGGAGGGAAGTTTTTTCTTTCTGGGTGGACAATTCCAGCAAATGGCATAACGGCGTCGTTTGATGCCAGGGACGCTTTGTCTTTCCTCCAAGATTCCATCTATACCGGGCACACGAGCGGAACCCTTTATCAGATGTGCTTTGATGCGTTGGAACTTCTGGATGTTTCCGGAATATCTTACGAAATTTCGGAAGAATTAAAAAACTATTCTTGCGACATTTCCTCCGATGCTTCTTCTTATAAAAACGCAGACATTCTTCAGCTTGCTGCAAACGCAGCCGGGATGGCTCTTTACCAATCCAGAGATGGGGTCATTCACATTGAACGTGTCCCTCTTGTTCCAGTCACGAGGTCTGGTATCGAGGAAATATCGCTTTTGAATAGCTTTAAATACCCAGAAATAACGTTTTCGACAAAAATAAAAAACGTATCGTGCAAGGTTGGCGGCGAATCCGTTTTTTATCCAGCCGGAGCTAGTGGGAATGGAGCGACCCAAAGCATCAATAATCCGCTTGTATCGAAATCTGTATCTTCTAGCGCAAAAAATGCGTTGACCGAAACATACGCACTTCTTTCTAACAGAAGAAAGGTAAACTTGGAATTTCGTGCAAGCCCTCATATTGATGCACTGTCTTTTGTTAGAGCAAACCATCAGTTTGGATATGCATCGAATGTTCTCGTTACGGATGCCAAGTATACCTTTAATGGCTGTTTTAAAGGGACGATGGAAGGATATATGGTGGAAAGCGCGAGTGCCCTTAGACTTGACAAGGGCTCCGTTTTTGTGGCTCCTGGAGAAACTGTTCGTTTAACCGCAACGCTTGTTCCTTCCTCAGAGGATTCCCCAGCAATCGGATGGGAAGCATCTCCTCCCGGCGTTGTTTCCATTTCCGTCGTTTCCAATAAAGGCGGCGTTTCTGCTTGCGACATTTCTTTTGTTTCCAGTGGAGATGCCGTAGTCACAGCCTTCGTATCTTCCGTATCTGCAAAGTGTAACGTTATCAGTCAGGCTCCGTCTTTGTCGGATATGCCAGAAGGATCGTCTGTCTACATTCAAGAAAGTGGTGCGGATGTAGAGTTTGTTGTTGCAAAACATGAGTATGAGCCTGGATTAAATGGTCCCGGAAGAACACTTCTTATCAGAAAAGAACCTCTTCCTGAAACAGTGTGGAACCAGACGCACGTCAATACATACGACGGAAGCTCCATCGACAGGCTGTTGAAGGGAGATTACGCAAACAGATTTAGCGATACCGTCAAGTCCGCAATGGGGCTTACTTCTTTCTATTACACGGTAGGTGGTAGCACTGCGGAAATCAGAACGCTTTCTCGCAGTGTTTTTCTCCCGTCTATTTATGAGATGTTTGACCCGGAAGACAAAAACGCAGATGTTTATGTAAATGGCAGTAACCCATTTTTCAAAAAAGAAGGTTCTGTACTACCAAAGCAAACCCGAAATGTTTTTGTTCAGTCTTATGATGATTCCGCCAATCGTCTTATCCGCAGATGGTCACGTTCCCCTGCATGGCGAGATTTTGATGGAAACCATATCGTGGGCCAACTCGTTGGGACTTACAGTCTTGGAACGTCTAGTGCAGGTAGGATTTTTTTCCTCACAGAGCAGTACAATGCTTGGAGCTCTAACAAGTTCAGCCCTGCTTTCACGCTTCCGTCCACGACTAAAGTCGGCAACGGCAAAAAGATTTTGCTTTAAGGAGGGACTATGGCGATTTGGATTACAGACAGAAGCCAAGACGATGTTGACCGCCTAAAGTTCATTTATGGTAAAGCCGTGAATGGGACCTGGACGGATGAGGAAAAAGCGGAGTGGCTTTCCGGTATGAAGGGGGCTCTTGACTACAGGGATTTTTCGAGAATAGAAACCGGCATATCCGAGCTTGCTTCACTTCTCGGTGCGGACGTAGATGTCAAGACGGACTGGAACATAAACGGGTATCTTACCACGTCAGATGCTACTAGGTGGCTGTCGAATATCGAATCTATTCGTTCTAAAAACTCAGGGGACGCCAAAACTGCGCCGACACCTACGTCTATGGATAGGCTCGGATTTGAGACAATGAACCAACTTGAAAGCATTTTGTCAGACATAGAATCAATCGCCAAAACTTACGTTACTTTTTCTGGCGAATACATGGCTGGGGAGGACCAATATGGTTTTTGAAGACCGCATATCAAAATATCCTGGCAGGTGGACGTTAGTCCATGAGGATGGGTCGTCTGAAGTTGTAACGCTCGTCCGAAACGACGAGCCCATAAAGGACGGCACACCGATCAACGCATCCACTTTAAATGAGCTGAGTACAGTTGCAGGTGCCATCAACGCAAAAGAGGAAGCCGTTTCTGCGGCAAATTCCGCTGCGGAAGAACGTGCAAAAGCAGAACAGGCTGCAAAAAATGCCGCAAAAGATGTTTCTGCAATTGTAAAAGCAGACTCTGAAAATGCAGCTTTGTCTGCTGCTGCTGCCAAGACAAGCGAAACCAATTCAAAGCGTTCGGAATCTCAGTCTGCTATTTATTTGCAGGGCACAAAAGAATACTTTGAGCAGGTCCGCACCATCACCATCGGTGCACAGGGGTGGTACGCCACGCCGGAAGCTCTGAAAGCCGCTGTTCCCATAGGCGAAAATGGCTGGTGGGCAGTCGTTGGTACTACGGACACCATTTGGACGTGGGACAATGATACAAAATCGTGGAAAGACAGTATTCAAAAGGCCGATCTTTCCGACTACTACACCAAAGCCCAGGCCGACGCCAAATTCGGCACGCCGTACAGCCTGCCCGCAGCTACGGTCAGCACGCTGGGCGGCGTGAAGGTGGGCGACTATCTGGACATTGCCCCGGACGGCACCCTGAGCGGCAAGACGCTCAATGACAAGATCGCTGCCGCCGTGGCGGTAAAGTCGGAGCCCCGGCTGGTGTGGAACCACTACGAAGAAACCGGAAAAAGGTGGAAGACCTACGATATCAAAATGCCAGACGGCCTGGACTACGTGCACGTCAAGACGAAATATAACAGCCCTACCGGCGGGTACGGCGAGGAAGTAGACATTGCAAAAGGCGGCACCGCCAATCATAACTACGGAAATGGCACTGGAATTTTCGCATCCAACACGACTTTCCAGACAAACGGGACCCTGCATTTTGCAACAGAAACGTCGACCGGCGGCTACACCGTAGAGATCTGGCTCACCGGCTACCACTACCCTACGCTGGCCGAGCTGCTGACCGAGACGCAGGCCGCGCAGGCGGACACGGATGCCCTGGCGGTAGATCATGAATACCGCGTCGCCCTGCTGGAACTGGGGATGACCGACGACACCACCACTGACACCACCACATAAGGAGGTAAAAACTATGTTGTATCGTATCTGTAAACGCCTGATCGAGCGCGGCCAGACCGCTGGCCTTGCGGAAAAAATTGATGTTTTTTACGCACTCGGCCGCATCACCGAGGCCGAGTACAAAGAGCTGACCGAGCTGCTGGCCTAGCAGGAAACCGCCCATGGCACTTAATGCCTACTCTTGGACATTGGAGGTGATTGCAATAAACAACACATTTTTGACCGCACTTTTCAACTTTTTGAGCCGGTTCTTTGCCGCTTTGGCGGAAGAACAGGCAGAACAGGAGGACACGATGGCGTCTGTGACCGAGTGGACGGGAGCACCGCCCTACCGCTACATCGACGTAAGCCGGTATCAGGGCAGCATTACACTGGAGGACTGGAAGAAGGTCAAAGCCGCTGGCTATCAGGGCGTCATGCTCAAGACCGTCAGCACAAACCGCAGGCTCTCCAAGCGAGCGGACGGCCTGTACATCGACCCGACCTTTGAAGCAAACTACCGAAATGCAAAGGCGGCAGGTCTGGCGGTGGGTGTGTATTACTACACCTACGCCACCAGCAAGGCAATGGCCGATGCAGAGCTTTCCCTGCTGGCTGACGCCCTGCGTGGCAAGACGCTGGAAATGCCTGTGGCGGTGGACGTGGAGGACAACAAATTCAGGGTTCTTGGCAAGCAGGCGCTGACCGACCTGACAGCCTACGCCCTGAAAAAGGTGGAGGACATGGGCTTTTATGCCCAGCTCTATACATACACCAGCTTTGCTAAGACGCGCCTGTATATGGGCGGTGCTGCCCTCAGCCCCTACGACGTCTGGCTGGCCGACTACACAGGAAAGACACCTGCCGTGACCTTTGCCTACAACACCCACCAGCACACCAGTAAGGGCAGCGTCCCTGGCATCTCCGGTCACGTTGACCTCGATGTGACCACACGCAACTACCCGAAGATTATCTGCAAGAAGGGCCTGACCCGTCTCCGGGAGGGCAAATGACCGAAAAAGAAGCTTTGCTGTGGGTGCTGGGCATCTTGGGCAGCCTGTGCGCTGCCACCATCACCATCGACAAGGTGCTGGAAATTATCCACAAGTACGTCAAAAAGGCACAGGCCCCCGACGATGCGCAGAACAAGCGGCTTGACGAAATGGACAAGCGCTTGCAAACGCTAGAAACGGGCTATGCGCAACATTCTTTGGCGCTTGGGCGCGATTTGTCCCGCTTCGGGGAAATCGACGAAGTAAACCGCCTGACGCTTGAAGCCGTTCGTGCCCTGCTGGAAGCACAGCTGACAGGAAACAACGTGCCCGCTATGCAGGCCAGCAAGGAAAAAATTGATAACTACCTGATGGAAGGAGTAACGAAACATGGAAGCAATGCTTAACTTTATCCCCACCCCCGTCGCCCTGGTTCTGATGGTCCTGGGCTTCGCCGCGCTGGCCGTTGGTGCCATCCGGCTGGGTTACAAGCAGTACGTCAAGAAATGGGCGCTGGAGCTCGTGACCATCGCTGAGGACAGCATCATGGGCAGTGGTCAGGGTGCCAAGAAAAAGGCGCAGGTCTTTGCCACACTGCGCGGCGCACTGCCGGACTGGCTGAAGCCTTTTATCACCGATGAAGTGCTGGACAGCGTGATCGAAAAGGCCGTCAGCATGATGAAAAAAGCACTGGCAGAAAAGAAGCCTACCATCAACAAGGAGTAATTTATGATCGAGCAAAGCGTATCTCTCGCATCCAATGGCGTCGTCAAAGTGCCGGGCTATGAGCAGCTGGTGCGCTTTGGCTACACCAAGAACCGGGGCGTGTACCGCCTTGCCGTCACCGCTTCCGGCGAGTGGGCAGGTCTGGCTATCCGCTGCTTCTGGCACGTCCCGGACGGCAAAGAACCGGCATCCTCGCTGGTGGTGGACGGCTCTGTGGACGTGCCTGCCAGCGTGACCGCACAGCCCGGGGGCGGGTGCGTCACCTTTGAGGGCAGCGACGGCACCCGCACGGTGACCAGCGCAGACCTACGCTACCGGGTGAGCGCCAACAGCGGCACAGAGGACGGCACAGAACCGGAGCCTGGCACTCCTGCCTGGCAGCAGCTGGTGAATGCCGTGCACAACGTTGCCACAGCCGCAGAGCAGGCCAAGACCGATGCACAGACGGCAGCCAGTGAAGCGGCCACCAGTGCGGACAATGCAGACCAGAGTGCTCAGGAAGCCGCTGACAGCTTGCAGGCGCTCAAGGACGGCATTGCAAGCGGTGACTTCAAGGGCGAGAAGGGTGACAAAGGCGACACTGGCCCCATCGGCCCGCAGGGTGAGCAAGGCCCTCAAGGCCCCACAGGCGCTACGGGTGCCACTGGCCCACAGGGCGAGACTGGGCCGCAAGGCAAGCAGGGCCCGCAAGGCCCTAAAGGAGAGACCGGCCCTGCCGTAGCACTGGACACCACCCTCACCCACGAGGGCGAAGCTGCTGACGCAAAAGCCACAGGTGACGCGATCAGCGCAGTAAAGACCCGTCAGAACGTCCTTGTGGGCACGGAAACAGGCAACCCGCTCAGCGTTGACGACGCTTTCGCTGCGCCCATGTGCGGCCTGACCGTGTACGGTCGGAGCACGCAGGACGGCACACCCACGCCGGATGCACCTGTGCCTATTGTGAGCGCTGGCGACGGCGGGAGCGTGGCGGTGAAGGTGACAGGGAAGAATCTGATTCAGCCCTATGAGAAGGACACGCAAATTGCTAAAAACGGTGTTACGATGGATTACAACGTGGCATCTCAGTTAGTGCACGTTTACGGTACAGCTACAGGGGTAGCAGATATATTTGATGCAGAACAAAGGATACCTCTATCTGTGAAGTCGAACGTAACAATGTCAATAACTGTAAGAGCTGGCAAAATCCCGGACGGTGTTATGATACAGTACAGCGATTTTGTGACGCTGGGACTGACTTGTACTGGCTCAAAGCCGTATGATACTGGCGCTTTTAACAAACCTGATGCCCCCGGTTCTGTGCGCTTTGCAATGAATATCCCTAAAGGGGCAACCGTTGATTTTACGATTGCAGTTCAGCTCGAACTCGGCACAACCGCCACCGCCTACTCCCCCTACCGTGAACAGCTCCTCACGCTTCCCACACCCAACGGCTTACCCGGCATCCCTGTCACTTCTGGCGGCAACTACACTGACCCGCAGGGCCAGCAGTGGGTGTGCGACGAGGTGGACTTGGAGAGAGGGGTAAAGGTGCAGAGGGTAAAAGTTCTGAATTTGCTTAATTCTAGCGGGTTCGACAACAACGGAACGTGGCACATCGCTACAAATCAGCTTGGTGCTGGAACTTCATACACCCCGCTAGAATGGTTTACCCCCGCCATTAAATGCTTATGCAATACGTTTCCTGTACAAATGTCTAAATATCAAACAGGTACAGACGCCAATTTATCTATATATTATAGTCAAACAGGTGACGTGATTACTTTGAAATCTGCTCTTTTTAATCCTAAAGGGCAACGTGCTACAGTTGATGAAGCTAAAGCTTGGTTTACAGCGCACCCGACCTATCTATACGTCCCAATTGAACCCATCGAAACCCCGCTCACCCCTGCCGAAATCGCCGCCTACAAAGCCCTCACAGCTTACGGCCCTGACACGGTGGTGCAGGCTGGTGGCGGTGCTGGGGTCAAGCTGGGGTATCAGAGGGACGTAAACATCGCCATCAAACGCATTGAGGACGCAGTAGCGTCCATGACTACCACCTAAAGGAGGACTGACTATGGCACTCAAAAGCAAAGCCCGCCATGACCTGACGCTGCGCAGTATCAAGCGGGAAATTGCAGCAGGACGCGATGTTGCGTTCTGGCTGGATAAAGCATACATGCACTACGACAACGGATTGCTGACCGCAGATGACATCGCAGAGGTTGAAGCCCTTGCGCAGGCGTACTATGACGCACTGGACGCAGAAGACAAGGCGGACACTGAGGAAATCACACAGTAAGGAGGATATCATGGCAAGCACTACATACGAGCATTTTGTTGACACCAACAAAATGTGCGCCGCACAAGAACAATTTCGGTGCATCACGAAAATGGTCTGCGCACGTTTTCGTGACCTCACGAAAACATACCATTTTGCCGTCATTGGCAATATGGTGCGCAACGCCGGACAGTTGCCGCAGCCTTTCTGGCTCGGTGCTGCCTGTGGCGGCGGCTCGTGTAGTGCTGCCACTGTGCCTGCAAGGACTTGACCGACAGCAGATTACAGCCGCCATCAAAAGCGCACCGCTTGGGAGGGTTGACCGTAAGATAGCCTTACTGCGGTACGTTGAGCGGCTCCCGCTGCCGGACATTGCAACACAGACACATTACAGCCGGACGGCGGTAGGCTACCGGCTGAAAAGCATTGAAAAAATTCTGGATGTGTGATATAATATTTTCACGACCTAAGTGTATGTAGGACGCATATTTGAAGCTGATTCTACAAACGCGACAAAGCGGCAGGCTATTCCAGAGCTTGCCGCTTTTCTTTTTGCACGATTTGTGGTATAATAATACCAACGAAATCCATCAGGCCTCTCGAAGAAGCGCATTATGGTGGATATTTGCAAGCCAGCCTCGTGCTTTATCGGGGAATGAAAAAAGCGGTTGCCAGATAGGCGCCGACCAGTCTCCCGCCTGCCTACTTGCAGTGCGTACCATGTGGGAGACGCGCAAACCCCCGGTGTTCCGTTTGAAGCATCGGGGGTATTTTTGTTTATATACAATTTTTCAAGCGCTCATGCGGATTTTTCCGTGTGGGCGCTTTTCTTTTTTGTCCTTCGTTGTGCGTTCGTTGTCCTTCGCTTTTTGCCGATGCGGTACACTGGGTACACAAGGAGGGATGTATTATGAGCTATTATCCGACACCCGGAGCACCCTATGTTCCGCAGCAGCCTGTCAATCCTTACGGTGGCATGGGCACAGTAGGGCTTGCCGCTCCCCTTCCAAACACGCAGATGCAACAGGCACAGCCGCAGCGTCCGCAGCCGATGAATGGGCAGCAGCCTGTTCAGCAGTCGGCACAAGATGGCGGTTGGTTGCTTGGCAGACCTGTTTCCAGCAGGGAAGAATTTTTGGCAATTCCATCTGATCTGTACGGAAGATGGACGTATTGCCCGGATTTGCGTAGTGGGGTCATCTACTGCAAACGTCTGAATCCAAACACTTGCGAATCTGACGTGTTAGAGTTTTACAGCCCGGAAGCATGGCGGCAAATGCAAGCACAACAGGCACAGCAAACCGCTGCACCGACACAGCAGTATGTGCCTATTGAGCAGTACAATGCCCTCGTGCACCGGCTGGATGAACTGGAAAAGTGGCAGAAGAGCTTTTCTAAGCCCACTGCCGCAGCGAAGAAAGGAGAATAAGCGATGCCCTCTCCGTTTGATATGATTACTCACAGCCCTATCATGCAGCTTGCAAATCTGGCTCGCGCCGGACAAAACCCGATGGGGCTTATCCAGCAGTTGGGTGGGCAGAGCGCGCCTATCATGCAGGGGCTGAACCTGATTCAAGGCAAAAACGAAGCACAGCTCAGGACGATGGCGCAGAACCTCGCCAAAGAGCGTGGCATCGACCTGAACCAGCTGGCAAGCGTCCTGAACCTGACGCTGCCCCGATAACGCATCCCTCTAAGCGAAACGCTTCTCAGTTTTGCGGACTTGACAAAAACCGCTTTTGTTTGGCTTCGCCCATCGCATACGGCGGTGGGATGGCATAACGCAAAACTGAAAGGAGTTTTGTTATGGACGATTTTGCAACTGGCTATCTGGCTGGGCAGGACGGCGGCAATAACAACGGCGGATTCTTCGGCAACGAAGGTCTGTGGGCTGTCATCATCCTCGCTATCATCTTCGGCTGGGGTACTAACGGCTATGGCCGCAACGGCGGCGACAACGGCATGAACAGCTACATCCCCTATCTGGTCGGCACTGGCGCAACCGGGCAGGGCGGCAACGACACCCGCGCGGCTCTGTCTGAGGGCTTCTACCAGCAGGATACCTCCCGCTCTCTGGCGGGCATCCAGAGCGGTATCTGCTCTCTGGGCTATGACCAGCTGGCACAGATGAACGGTGTCAACGCCAACATCGCAAACGGCTTTGCTGGTGTGAACAGCGCCATTTGTCAGCTTGGCTACCAGAACGCACAGCTGGTGAACGGTTTGGAACGCAGCGTGTCCAACGGCGACAACGCCATCAGCCTTGCCATCATGCAGGAGGGCAACGCTCGGCAGGCCGGTCAGACCGCACTTGCTACGCAGCTGGCATCTTGCTGCTGCGAGAACAAGCAGCTGATCGGCGACCTGAAGTACACCATCGCAACGGAGGACTGCGCTACCCGTCAGGCTATCGCAGACAACGCCCGCGCCATCGTGGACAACTGCAACGCCAACTTCCGCAGCATGATGGATTACTTCACGCAGGATAAGATTGCCACTCTGACCGCCGAGAACCAGAACCTCAAGTTCGCCGCTTCTCAGGATCGTCAGAATGCGCTTCTGACCACCGTGATGTCCCAGCAGACTGATACCATCCTGAACCGGGTCAATCCTCGTCCGATTCCCGCTTATCAGGTGGCAAACCCCAACGTGGGCGTGAACTGCTGCGGCTGCTGCTAACTAACACACTCCCCGATAATACCGGGTGAACCATCGGGGCAGGGGTAAGACACCTCTGCCCCTGATTTTTTAGGAGGAAAACATTATGGCTTGCAAAACAAGCTGCAAACTCTGCCCCCATCTGGTTCTGAGCCAGTCTGTTACGTTCGCCAATGACACGCTGACCATCAACATCCCTGCTGGCGCATACCAGAACGGAGAGCGCTATTGCATTGTGGTTGCTCAGAGCATCCCGGACACGACCACCATCAACGCCCCTGTGGTCATCACCATCGGCGCAGGAACTACCGCATACCCTCTGACCGACTGCAACTGCGCTCAGGCAACCGCTGAGAGCATCCACACTCGCACCCGCTACGCTACCCGTGTGGCAACGTCTGCGACCGGCACCGGCACGTTCAAGTATCTTGGCTGCTTCTGCCGTTCCCACGCTGATGCGCCCGCGTCCATTTCTTGAGGAGGTATAGATTATGGGCAAGAACAATTTTCGCCGCATGATGATGCTCCGTGACCACGACAAAAACCGTGAGCCGGAACGTGACCGCCTTGAGGAAGAGCGTGACCGCAGGGAGCGTGAGATGGAACGCCGTCTGCGCAAGCTGGAAGGCGGCAACGACCGCTATCCCTATTATCCGCAAGAGGAGAACCGTTATATCGACCCCTACCCTATCCCCCGCTACCCTGACGTAGAGTATGGGCGTAAGATGCCGCAAATCGGCTTCTCGCAGAACGGCGATTGGGATAAACGGTCTGGCCAGTACGAACATGGCAGTGCAGACAGCCGCTCCATCAAGATGCCACGCCAGCACCTCACCCACGATGAAGCAGAGGAATGGTGTGATAGCATGGTCAACGCTGACGGTACGAAGGGCTGTCACTGGACGCTGGAACAGACACAGGATGTTGCGAAACAGCGCAATATCACCTGTGACCCGAACGATTTCTGGGCTGTCATGAACATGATGTACTCGGATTATTGTCAGGTCGCAAAGCGTCAGTCCGTTGACACTCCGGGCTTCTACGCTGACATGGCAAAGGCGTTCCTTGAGGACGCAGATGCCGCAGACGGCAAGGCATATCTCTACTGGGATTGCATTGCTGATAAGTAAAACAGAACCCCTGTGTAGTCGTAATGACCGCACAGGGGTTTTTGCCTTATCAAGTTCCTGCATCTCCGATTTTCTGCATAGTGCTTTTGAGATTTGGCACATCTGCTTCCGACATTTTACGTTTGATGCCAATAATCGCTTTCGTGATTCCAGCTTTGTTTAACTGGTTTACAGACTTACGGAATACAAAATCAATGTTCACATTCGCCTTGATTGTTCCATCATCTTCAAGATAACAGTTCGGAATCCACACGTTTTGATTGCTTCCATTGATTTTGAAACGCTTTGCTTTATAGCAACCGTAGTCCTCTCTTATAATCAGCTCAACAGGAATGCCTTTGTAATATTGAGTGCCAGTGTTGTACTTTTCAGCCAGTTTTGCTTTACGTTTTGCTACCTCTGCGTTTATTTTGGCTTGTTCCTCTTTGCTTCTGCGCTTGCGTGGCTTATATGTGCGCATAATCTTTTCCTCATTCCCAAAGTGTTGATTTTGACCTCATGTCAAACAAATCTTGCGGAGTGATTACAAGGCTCTTGTCGAGTTCTACCACACTGACAATGGAAAACTTGCCGGGAACTTCTCGCTCAATTCTTGCTTTTGCTTCCTCTTTGCTGTTCGCAAACAAGACGAACGGTGCTTGGAAGTGTCTGCACTTTACGTCATCATCGTACTGGATTTTGACCCAATAAAAATTTTCCATACATTGCTCCTTTGCTATTTTAATATTTTACAGGCGGTTCAGGCAACGGCATCCAATATGTGATGTTATGGATTCTTCCCTCATCATCTCGCCACTCTTTGAACTGCTCATCGTAATTTGCTATAACAATATCGAAGGCAGATTCATCGAATCCGATAACACGCGGGTCTGTATCTCCCGGAACACTGTTCTTTGCACAAATCCACGGGCTTGATATTGGCACGTTTGATACATTGTAAGCACAATACCCGATGCACTGCGGATTGCCGTACTTCTTCATATAATCTTCATTTCCGATTCGAGCCGCACAAACCATGTGGACATTTTTCCAACCGACACGGTCATCGTCCGTTGATTCGCTGTCGATAATAATATCTTCGGGGTCTAGTACTTTTCTTCCGATTGCAAGATTCCAGTTATTTGCAACATACCGTTTCATTTGCCATTCGTTCAGAAAAGTTCTTGCTTCTTTCATGGCATCTGCCAAAGAACCACGATGAGGTCTGTAAGCAATCATACGTCAATCCTCCAAGAAATCCTCCAATTCAATCTTCCCATCTGCCGCTGCAACCGCCAGAGCGTACACGAACTGCCCAATCGTCATTCCGTGCCGCCTTGCTTCACGGTTGATGTACTTGCGTTCTTCCTCGCTCATAAGGATGGTAATGCGCTTGGAACGCTTGCCATCACCGCTTGCAACACCTTGATGCGATTCCGGCATTGGGATTTTTTTCTTTGTCAAGCCAGCTTCGGCTAGTGCGCCGGACACATCTCCTTGTTCGATAAGACGTTGAACTTCCCTCGCCTGTTTCAGTTTCTTTGGCTTACTTTCGCTTACTACGGCATTGTTCGGCTGTGTTTCGCTGTCTTTGGCTTGCTTCGGCTTAATACAGCTTAACTGTGCTTCATTAGGCTGTGTACGGCTGTCTGTGGCATCACTGGGCTTAATTGGTGCTTGTTCGGCTTCGTTCGGCTTTGCTTGGCTTACTTCTTCTTCCTTCGGCTTAATATCAGCCCCAGAAAAAATAGGCTGGAAATCAAACCCGCCAAGCAAACCTGTGGATTTTTTGCTGGTTGATTTCATTCCTCTTCCTCCCAATCTTCATCAAGGTCAGGAACGGTCGGCAACGGCATCCAGTGAGTTATATTATGCGGCTTTCCGCTTTTGTCCCGCCATTCCTTAAAATCTTCTTCATAGCCTACAATTTCTACGTCGTATTCGTCTTTGCTAAACCCGATAACGTATGGGTTTAGTTCATCTGGCATTTCATCTTCTGATTTCGCCCATTGATTATTTGCAAGTTCTTTCTGCCACTTTTTGCAATACTTTTCAGCTAGATACCACTGAGAATGAAACGCCATTTCTTTCTCTTTATCGGAAAGGTCATTAAACGAAAAACCAAAATTGATAACGTAGACTTGCTCCGTGTCGTCAACACAAGTTGCATTCAAAAGATGCGGGTACAAATCGCTCATTTTTCTTCTCCCTCTACAATCATCTTCGCCAAATCCTTGAAATCCTCTGCGCTGGTGCTCTTTGCCGTATCGCCACTAAACAGGCTGTGCCGCTCTGCCTGAGCCTTACGAACGCCCATAGACGGTCTAATCTTCACGTCCAGCAGGGTTGTGCCCATGCTCTGTGCAATCACAGGAAGCTGCTCCACGACCTCTTTGGATAGATTCTCCCTGCTCTTGTACTGGTTCAAGAGCAAGCCTTCAATCTTCAATGTCGGATTGAAGTATCTGCGAACATCTCCAATGGTCTGCGAAAGCTGGCTCAAACCAGCCAGTGCGTATCGGTCTGCTGTGATGGGTACGATGATGCTGTTGGCGGCGATCAGTGCGTTCACAAGCGCAAGACCAAGCTGCGGGGGAGTGTCCAGCACAATGTAATCGTACCGGCTAGACACGCTTTCAAGGGCTTCTCGCAGCCGAAAGTTCTTGCCCATGTCCCGGACAAGCTGCTCGTCAATGTCCTTCAATGCGTTATCGGACGGCAGAATGTCGCCAGCTTCACAGTGCTGGATTCCTTCTTCGACCGTGCCTTGCCGTGTCATCACATCGAACAGGGTGCATACGTCCTCTGTCTGTGCGCCGTAGGTGTCCGTTGCGTTGCACTGGGCATCGCAGTCCACCAGCAGAACTTTCTTGCCAAGCAACTGCAACGCACCAGCCAGACAGGTGCTTGTGGTAGTCTTTCCTGTGCCGCCCTTCTGGTTGGCGACAGCTATGATTTTTGCCATTTTATCACTCTTTCTTTATTGCACGTCCCATTCTTCAAAATAGGGCTTCGTGCTTGCTTGATATGCGTCTTTCATCATTTCGGAGATATATTCTTTTGCTTTTTCTTCGGAAGAAAACACACCCTCTATAGATAAATCGTCCATACATCCTGCAAGAACCACGTAAACCTTGTTCATCGTTTTCTCCTTTCTGCTTCATCTGCTCATTCTGTATAATGTGCTGCATCTTACTACTTCAAGAAGCTATCATCAAACGTAGCATAATCGTCAAGGTCTGCTTCTTTCAAAATTGAGTACATATAAGCGCCGGGGTCTTTTTCGATTTTGTCAAGCCGCTCACTGACAAGAATCCTGTATGCATTCTCAATGATATTCACAACAGCTTCTTTTTTCTTGTTAGGTTTGATGTTTGGATATTTCTCCGGCAATCTCTTTGCCACTAGCTTTGCGGTCAAGATACACTGGCTTTTAGACATCTCCGGCGCAATAGATGCCCAATCCACATCCTCGTATGCGCCGCTGCGGGGCTTTCTGGCAGGTCGTTGGCTCTTTGGCACATCTTTTAGCTCTACGCTTTCAACCTCGTTAGCTTCCACGTCTATGACTGGCTCATTAGACTTGAAAGCTACATTGAACTTCACAGCAACCGCATTGCGACCTCTCATGACCTTGTCATATTCAACGCACAGGTCTGATACTTCGTTTATTTCAGCTACCGCAATATCAATGACACGCCGCCTAAGATGCTTGAACTCTTGATAGCTAGGTTCTCTTGCACCAAGCTGTTCCCTTAATCTATCCAACGTAATTTCGGGCTGGCTCACGCCACGCCCAATGAACTCTCGGAGAATTGAATACAGCAAAATGCTATACTGCGATTTCATATTCGCTGTGTAGCGCAAGCGATACTTGACATATCCACGCTCCGCAATGTCAAAGAAAACAGGTTGCAGAAGCGGATTGCAACACAATGACACAGTAATATTCATTAAACTAGGTTCAAAGTTTACAGTTGCTCTACTGAACAAGGGATACAAGTCAAACGAGCCTGAACCGTCACCTCTAGGAACTTCAACAGAGTTGTCGATGAAATGCTTGACCTGTGCTTTCAAATTCCTAGAGTTGATTTTCAACCCCAAAAACTCACAATACTCTTGTAACGTAAACTGAACCGTTGAAGTTTCGGGGTCTCTCGGATTGATACGGCTAAGATACACTTCAAGCAATCGAAGCTCTCCTGCTGTATAGTCAGTGAACTTTGCCCAAACAAGCTGTCTGCTTTTTTCAACCAAGTTCCCGCCTTTAATATCAGACAATCTTATCACGCCTCCTCTCGTATAAGAGTATATCACAAACAGGTGTACAAATCAATAGTAAGTGTACACCTGTTTCCACTTCTTGTACACCTAACCGTCCACATTTCGTACACCTATTTCCACAATCCGTACACCTATATCCATTTTTTGTACACCTCTTTACATTATATAAAACAAGACTATTAACAAGATTATAAAATAACTTCTACTAATAGCAGAAGAAGAAAATTTACCACAAAATCTTTTCTTTCTATCTTAAAAAGTGGAAAACACAAAGCGAATACTGTCAAATAAACAGCTGTTCAACATCTAAAAGGTTGAAACGCTTAACGGTTAGGTTTACCTAACGTGTACAAAAAGTGGATGAAAAACTTTTAAGCCGGTGTTATGGGGGACAGATTGACAAGCCGACCAATCACAGGCAATAGATTGACGATAATTCGTTATTTATTCCGCGCAAATATTGTCGATTCATAGCCTATGGGGGACGGAATGACAAGGCGTATTTGCCCGATAGGTGTACAAAAAGTGGATGAACGTGTACAAGATGTTCATCATAAACAACGATAATTCGACAATCATCCACTTATATTATTTGGATTCACGGTATAGGAATCGTTGGACTTCATAGCAGCTTCTGTTCCAGCGTCCTGTGCCTGATAAAGAATCTCCATCTTTGGGGCGGTTCCGTTCGGGTCTAGGTCTGTTCCGGTGGCCTGTGCCATCTCATAGCTACCAGACACCATCCGGCAGACAGTGACCCTGTCCTTCAAAGGCGTGTGGAGGTTTGCCAGGATCTCCGTCAGCACGCCGATGTGGTCTGAGCCGTGATCTCCGTACCGAATGTATAACAGGGCATCTATCTCATAGGATGAGCACTCCATCATAGCATCTATGAGAATCCGCCGTTTCTCCAAATCGGAAAGGTCGTCTTCCAGGTGTTCCAGCAGCCCTGGGTGAATACAAGCGTCCATGTATCGAGCCACCGATACGCCGCAGCAAGTGAACCAGCGCATAGCCATCGGGAGGGAAATAGCTGCCAGACCTTGCTCCCAATTAGCGACCGTGCCACGATTCACGCCCATTTTTGCCGCCAATTTCTGCTGGCTCAAGCCGGAACGCATTCGAGCTATCTCTAATGCTTTGGCTGTTCTTACTAAATATTCATCCATAAATTCTCACCCTTTCAACAAAATCCGGCAAAACTGCCGGGTTCGACAAGCCAAAAAATGGAAAAAGCTGCTATGGAGAACCAACAGCAGCCTGTGTTATAACTGTACCATCGAAAAAATAATCAAAACAGGAGGGAACAACATGATTATCATTGACGGTATGCCCGCATCTGAACCGAACGAAAACAAAACGCCGAAACCGTGGGAGGGTTAGTGTATGAACCAGATTGACACCATGCTCATTCCCTATGCCCGACAGACCGCCTTAAAGCTGGTCTACAACCTTGCAAACAACAATGCAGATAAGTTTGCTTATGAAGAAGCAAAAAACGTTCTGGAACGCGCCGTAGCCGCCTTGGACGATGGGCGCGACCCGGCAGATAACATCGAACGCATTGACGGACAGCTCGTAGAGCTGTGATTGGAGGAAAGATGGATAGGCGCTGTCCCTTTTGACTTGAACGCTCGTGGTTTCCCCGATGTGAAGTAATGGATGCGAAGAAAACGTTTGATTTTTACAAAGTTGTTGAAAATACATTGACTTTACAACTAGAAGATGTATAATCGTATCGAATGAACGTCTGTACTTACCGATCGGGAGGATATGCCACAATGAGTGAACAGGAAAGAGCCAAGATTGACCGATTTATTGCATGGCTGCTGGAACATCCTGAAAAGATTCCAGCAGCGGAGAAAGCACTAGACTTGAAATAATAGAAAATCCCTTGCGCAGAGCTACACCAGCCCGGCACAAGGGGTTCTTTTATTTTACCGGGCATGAACGTTACATCTTCTCGATCAGGTTCATCAGAGCTTCACGCTGTTCCTTCGGCATAGATTCAAGTTTTCTTCTAATCCGCTCCACTGCTGCATCGACTTCGCTTTGCGGCTGCTGGGGCGGGTTTTCTTTTTGGTTGCCAGAAACCAAAGCATCCACGCTTGTTTCAAAATAAGAAGCTATCTTATCAAGCGTTTCATATTTCAATGTTTGCTTTCTTCCGTTCTTCAAATCGGTCAAAGACCCACGGCTTGCGCCCGATTCCTTGCACATAGTGGTCACGTTTACTCCACGCTGCTTGCAGAGTTTTTCAATATTTTCGTACAAGTTTGCCATAATTCCAGTCCTCGCATTGTAAGGTTTGCTGAAATTACGCGAACGCTTAAAAAGGCCTTGCATTTTACGCGAAAGCGTATTATACTAAGACTGTACCGCGAAGGCGTAATGAATGATTTCTAGCAACTTCATTATATTACACTTATGCGTAAAAATCAATAGCCGGAGGTGAAATAATGGCTGAAAAAAAGCCTCTGTGTGACTTTGGCAAACAAATCGAGATTGCTCTTATCCAAAAAGACAAGACCAATGACTGGTTGATTGAAAAAGTCAAGGAGGACACCGGACGATATTTTGACCGTTCTTACCTTTTCAAGGTTAAGACGGGGAAGCTGGAAACGCCCGGCATCAAGAAAAGCATCTGCCGGATTTTGAACATTCAGGATTCGGGAGCATAAGGAAGGAGAGAAAATGGCAAACATTCAAGTTTTTGAATATCAGAATAACAAGGTTCGCACAGTCGATATGGACGGTGAAGCGTGGTTTGTTCTGAAAGACGTGTGCGCTGTGCTTGGTATTAACAATAACCGCATGGCTGCTGACCGATTAGATGATGACGAAAAGGGTGTCAGCCTGATTGACACCCTTGGCGGCAAACAGGAAATGGTAATTGTCAACGAGAGCGGTTTGTACCACGTCATCCTACGCAGCGACAAGCCAGAAGCGGCACCGTTCCGCAGATGGGTCACAAACGATGTGCTTCCTGCAATCCGTAAGACCGGAAGCTACAACGCACCGCAGCTCACACGCTCACAGCTCCTTGCAACTGCGCTGATCGCAGCGCACGAAGAGCTTGAAGAGAAAGACAAGCAGATTGAAACCATGAAGCCGAAAGCGCTTTTTGCTGACGCAGTTTCGGCAAGCAAAAAATCCATTCTCGTTGGTGAGATGGCAAAGCTGCTTTCGCAAAATGGAATTAACATCGGACAGAACCGCTTGTTCGACTGGATGCGAAAGAACGGCTACCTCATTAAAGACCCGAAACGAAGCGACTACAACTTGCCTACGCAGCGTAGTATGGAGATGGGGCTGTTTGAAATCAAAGAGACCACAATTCAACACAGCGACCACATTTCCATTAACCGCACTCCTAAGATTTCCGGTCGCGGCCAAGTCTACTTCGTAAACCTCTTTTTGAAAGCAAAGAAAATCCAGAAAGCGGAGGACTGAACATGGAACAGATTATCACATTAAGGCTGGTGAGTGCTGGTAATGATATTTCGTAAAGCGCAAAGCCGAAAACGCAAATTAAAACTGGCGATGGCTGCTGGCGTATCACGAAACGATGCCAACAAGGTGCTTTGGATGGAGAAGACCATCAATCAGTGCTTTGAGCGCCACAATCGGGAAGCCAGACTGAAAGAGGAGATGCAGCGTGAAGATTAAATATTGCGAGCGTTGTGGTCTATTTCTTGGCTTAGTAAACCCTACAAAGAGATATTGCTCGGAGTGCAAGCACAAAATGGACAAGGAACGTGATAAAAAGCGTAAAAAAGGCGCCTACAGAACGAAAACGCAAGAGCTAGAGAAATAAGAAAAAGCGTTTCCGTCTATCGGAGAAGTTCAAGTTCTTGCTGACAAGCTCGGCAAACACTATGGCGAAGTATCACGGATGCTTGCGTCAGGAGAGCTGACCTATGAACGGTAAGTACTACGGCAAGCGAGAAATCCGCTGGCACAGCCAGCAGAAAGAACGGCTGGAACGAATTGAGAAAGAAAGAGTGAGAAAAAATGAAAAAAATCAAAGTAAGAATCACATTCATCGAAGTAGTTCTCGGCACATGGCCTAGCAATCAGAACATTGCACGCGAGTTCATCGCCAGCAAGTCCCCGGATGCAAACACTATCGAAGACGAGGTTGCAGCTCTGGGTGCTGACGCAGTAGCAGACAAGGGCATGACGGTTTTTCCACGAAACGAGGAAGGGCAGCCGATTCTGTACGATTATCAGGTCAAGGGATTCTTTAAGGATTCCTGCGGCATGCTGTGTCGTATCGGCGGCAAGACCGAAACTGGCAAGAAGAAGGCCGTGAACGAATTGAGAAAGAAAGAGTGAGAAAAAATGAAAAAAATCAAAGTAAGAATCACATTCATCGAAGTAGTTCTCGGCACATGGCCTAGCAATCAGAACATTGCACGCGAGTTCATCGCCAGCAAGTCCCCGGATGCAAACACTATCGAAGACGAGGTTGCAGCTCTGGGTGCTGACGCAGTAGCAGACAAGGGCATGACGGTTTTTCCACGAAACGAGGAAGGGCAGCCGATTCTGTACGATTATCAGGTCAAGGGATTCTTTAAGGATTCCTGCGGCATGCTGTGTCGTATCGGCGGCAAGACCGAAACTGGCAAGAAGAAGGCCGTGAACGAAAGCGGCAAGCTGACGGCCTACAAGAAGGTCATTGATGGGTTGATTTTCGTTCAGCCCCGCATGATTCCAATTCATGTGAACGGCGAGATCACCGAGTGCCAGCGTCCGCTGCGTGCCCAGACGGCGCAGGGCGAACGTGTAAGCCTTGCCAACAGCGAGCAGATTCCAGCTGGTTCGACCTGCGAGTTTGAAATCGTTCTTCTGGACGATTCTCACGAGAAGGTCGTGCGTGAATGGCTGGACTACGGCGCTCTGCGTGGTATCGGCCAGTGGCGCAACAGTGGCAAGGGGCGATATACCTACGAAATCCTCAATTAACCGCTATGGCGGGGTAGGGCTGTGCTACACTCGGCGTGGAACGGCAACGGCATAGTGACGATTGGCTCAGAAATGCTAAGGCAATGCCTGGAGACGAAGCGACTTGAGCGGCAACGGCGATGCGATGATTTGATGAGATTTGCAAAGGCATGGCGAAGCAAGGCTCAGACGAGCAATGGAATTGCATGGAACCGATATGAGCGGCACAGCAAAGGCTATGGATGCAAGGCGTAGCTTTGATAAGCAAAGGCAATGCAGGGCAAGGCGAGGCAACGGCAAAGAATAGAAACGATAGGCTAAGGAATTGAGTAGCTAGGAGCAGAAAAGCAAAGGCAAAGCAATTCATCGAAAAGCAACGGCAAAAGCGAAAGGAGAAAATTGAAAGCACTTGTGGAAATCGCCCTGATCTGGGGCATCGTTCTGGCGTTGATTCTTGCAGCGTTCCTTTTGAACCTGTGGCTGGTGCATCTTGTTGAACTACTGGTTGGAGCAAAAGGCACATGGGGAATCATCGTGGCAGCCGCTGTAATGGCAACCGGATGGATTTTTAATTTTGGCAGCAAAAAGGAGAACCAATGAAAACTTTGAAAGGAACAGCATTGTCCATGATCGGTCTGGTCGTGGCAATTGCAGCAGTCGGGTGCGGTGACACGATTCAGGGCTGTCAGACCACCGCACAAATGTTCGGATGGGTGGCCGTGTCGTGTGGGCTTCTTGCAACGGCTATCGTCTTGTGCGCGCTGGCTGTTAGCGCTGAAGAGGAAGAACGCAGCGAACGCGAGCGCCGAAAAATCAAGCGTGTTGCCAACCACACGAACGAGTGGAGGGATGCACAATGAAATGCCCGTTATGCGGTAGTGACAACATCACAACGGTTGACAGCCGGTCTGACCACGACAGCATCGTTCGCAGAAAAAAGTGTCTTGTCTGTAATCACCGGTGGTCTACCATCGAAATCGACAAAGACCAGTGGTACAGCGCACTGCAAATCAAAGAGGAACGCAAGAGAGGGAGACCCAAAGATGATTGGCCTTGACAGATTCGGTGGCGTGACAGAGCCGGAGGACGGCGTGTACTTTATGACCAACGAGCAGATGGCAGAAGCCAAAGAAGCTGACCGGCTGGCAGCGATTGAGGACTTGCAGTCCGAGATTGAGGACAGGGAAGCAGAGCTGAAAGACCTCCGTGCGCAGTTGGCAGACCTGATGGCTGGTTGATCTTATACAGCCAAGTTAAGCCAAAGTAAGAGCAATGAAGCCTAATGAAGCCGAAGAAAGGAAAGAAAATGAGCAAATACAAGAAAGAAATCAAGCACTGCGAAAAGTGCAATAAGCCTTTTTCGGTGTTTCCGAACAGCACCGAAACTCTTTGCACAAGTTGCAAAAGGAACAATTTGGAGGAAACGCTCCGCAGAAACGGTTACGCACCGCAGCATACGCTTGTCAGGAGCTTTCGTGACAGCCTTAATGAAGTGCTTGCTGTCGAAGATGCCGCAAGAAGAGCTTCCTGGGACGGGGACACGAGCATAAAGAAAACGTGCCGTGACTGCGGCAAAGTGTTCGAGATTACTCGTGCAGAACGCATTTTCTTTGAATCGCATAACATGGCATTGCCTAAGCGTTGCCCGGCTTGCCGTAAAGTGAGGAAAGAAGCGAGGAAGGAGAACAACTGATGGATAACAGCAAAATCCATGAAGCTCTGATGGCTGTTCAGTCAGAGCTGAAAGCCCCGAAGGGGCAGATGAACAAATTTGGCGGCTACAAGTACCGCTCGTGCGAGGACATTCTCGAAGCGGTCAAGCCCATTTTGAAAGCGCATAGCCTTGTGCTACGGCTTTCCGACAAGCCTGTTATCGTTGACAGTTGGCACTACATCGAAGCCACTGCAACAGTTGAATCGCAGGATGGTGCCACCTACACGGTGACTGCATACGCTCGTGAGCCTGAGTTTAAGAAGGGCATGGACGATTCGCAGATTACCGGAACTGCAAGCAGCTACGCTAGAAAGTATGCTCTGAACGGTCTGTTCTGCATTGACGATACGAAGGACGCTGACACGGACGAGTACCAGAAGCAGACCACAAGCAGGGCAAACAAGCCTGCGCAGAAGCAAACGGAAGCGGAAACCATTCCCCCATGCGCTTGCTGCGGAAAGCAGTTGCAGCCTATTCAGTACAACAACCGCACAGTCACTCCGCTGGAAACTGCAAGAAGCACGAAGAAACGCTTTGGGCGTGTCCTGTGTTGGGACTGTGCCCAGAAACAGCCGAAGGAGGGCTAAACAATGCTTAACTCTATCGCAATTCAGGGACGTCTGGTTCACACGCCTGAAGATAAGGTCACGAAATCCGGCAAGGATGTTTGCACGTTCAGCATTGCTTGCGACCGTCAGAGTGGCGGTCAGAAGGAAACCGACTTCTTTAACTGCACCGCATTTGGTAATACGGCACTGTTCGTTTCCAAGTGGTTCCAGAAGGGCAGTCTGATTCTGGTGACTGGTAGCATCCAGACCCGAAAGTATACCGACAAGCAGGGAAACAACCGCACCGCAACGGAAATCATGGCGAACAAGGTTGACTTCTGCGGTGGCAAGTCTGACAGCAAGCCCACCGATCGGGCGCAGAATGCACCACAAAATTACTCTCAGGGCAACGCAGATGACTTCTCTGTGATTGACGACAGTTCTGATCTCCCTTTTGACTAACGGTTACGCTACCGGGACAAAAGGCGAACCGCCTACCTTATATAAGAGCTGTGCTATCTGGCTGGACGGGCGTTTGGAAAGATGAAACACTTGGGCGACATTACAAAGATTCACGGCGACCAGATAGAGCCTGTGGACTGCATCACGTTCGGCAGTCCTTGTCAGGGCTTGTCTATGGCGGGAAAAAGGCTTGGGTTTGACGACAACCGTTCCGTGCTGTTTTTGGATGCCGCAAGAATCATTAAGGAAATGAGGACAGCCACCAATGGAATGTATCCAACTTTCGCTGTTTGGGAAAACGTGCCCGGAGCATTCAGCTCCAATGGAGGAGAAGATTTCAGAGCCGTGCTGGAAGAACTTGCCCGCGTGGAACAACCAGACACTTCAATTCCTAAACCTCCGAAGGGGGGCAGATGGAGCAAAGCCGGAGCAATCGCCGGAAACGGATGGTCTCTGGCTTGGCGACAGCTTGATGCTCAATATTGGGGAGTCCCCCAGAGAAGAAAGCGTATCGCTCTTGTCGCAGATTTTGGAGGTCAACGTGCCGCAGAAATACTATTTGAGCGCACGAGCCTGTCAGGGAATCCTGACGAGAGCATCAAGGCGTGGAAAACCTTTGCCCGAACTCCTGAAGCAAGCGTTGCTGGATATGATCGAATAGTGGAATCCGGGAACTCTATCACAGGTGATGCAGAAAGTGAAGGAACAGGAAGGTCTGGAGGAAAAGGAACTGGACGAGTATTGGAATCAGACCATCGAGAGACTTCGACTCGATGCACAGAACCCGCAGCCTACACTCTAAAAATCCGTTCTGGATGTGAGGGTGGCGGTAAAGGCGCTCTGGTTCAAACTGAATTGAGCGCAACGATTTCTACGTTGCAAGACCAGACGTTGTTTCAGCCTGTTGTTTATGATGCTCGTGGAAACGGCGATGGAAAAATCGTACCGACCATTACAGGCGACCACGAAAACAGAATCACAGATTACACGGCCATTGCAATCGAACGCAAGACCTTCAACGAACAGTCGTTCAGCAGCTACAAGGAAAGTGACAAATGCTCAACCTTGAAAGCAAAATCCGGGAATATCGGCAATGGAAGCGAATGCCTGATTGCAGAGAAAGCCATCCGTTGGATTGTTCGCCGCTTGACCCCTGTTGAATGTGAACGGCTACAAGGCTACCCGGACGGATACACCGACATTGGTGACTGGACGGATAGCAAGGGCAAGAAACACAAGTACGCTGACAGTCCACGGTACAAGGCTCTGGGAAACTCAATCGCTTTGCCGCAGTGGTTTTGGTTGGTGCAGAAGATGCGCCCTTACCTGAAAGAAAAGCCTACGCTGGGCAGTCTGTTCGATGGTCTGGGTGGTTTCCCTCTGGTCTGGCAAAGAGCATACGGCGAGGGCACTGCACGCTGGGCAAGCGAAATCGAAGAGTTTCCAATGGCTGTAACAAAAAGGAGATTTGGCGAAGAATGATTACCTGTTGTCTCAACTGCACATCACGCCACCAAGCCTGCCACGACACTTGCGAGAAGTACAAGGCAGAGAAGAAAGACTTCGAGGAACGCAAAGCGTTCGTGTATGAGCTGAACCACAGCCAGAGCGTGTACCACCGTGATTATGAGGACAAGCACCGGGAACGTGGCAAGAAGTGGTTTCTCGGAAGTGAATTTAGAGGTGAACGAGGATGAATAAAAGAAAGTATGAGCCGGGCAGTTACATCATTTCACTTGATAGATTGATGAAGCAGGAGTTTGTTTACTGCGCCGGAAAACTTGTTCACAAAGGCTGGTTTGGTAGCTGGCAACTGCGATATGCAAATAGCGAACTTGCTCGGCTGCGTATCAGAGAAGCCAAAAAAATCGAGGGCAACGAATGAACACCGGAAAGCAGTTTGAAGCGGACTTCAAAGCATCCGTCCCGTCCGATGCGTGGTGCTACCGCCTGAAAGACAGCGCTGCAACCTACTACGGCGGCAACGAGAACCTGTCCTTTTCCATCGACAACATCTGCGATTTCCTTGTGTACCGTTACCCGATGAACCACCTGTTTGAACTGAAAACCATCGAAACGCCCTCTATCCCTCTGGAGAAGGTATTCGGCAAGTACGACAAGGCAAAGTGCAAATACCGAAAGGAAAAGCACATCACTGACATGGTGGATGCGATGGGATACGGCGGTCAGACCGCCCATGTGATAGTCAATTACAGGGCAGTCAACCGCACCTTTGCAATCCCTGCCAGCAAGGTTCTAGCGTTTCGTTACAACGAGAGCCGAAAGAGCATCCCTTGGCAGTGGGCAGAGCAAGAGGGGATAGAGGTCAAAGCAAAAAGGCTGCGTGTCCATTGGCGATATGACGTGGATGGACTGCTGAAAAGATTGGAGAAAGAAAATGCCAAATTGGTGTGAAGGAAAACTCAAAGTACGTGGGAATCCCGAAAACATCGTGCGCTGGTTTACGGATTGCGTGACTGTTTATGACCGCCCCTATTTCGATAAAAATAAGTTTCCGAATGGAGAGTGGGTCTACAACGAAATCCATGATGGAGCATTGCTTTCTTACGATGATGAGACGTTCTACATCAACGTGAAAGACACCGCTTACATCGAGGGTACTATGAAGAACTTCGTTGAAAAGTTCTGCACTGAACAAATTGCTGATGGCGACAACGCAATTCTTGTTCTTCCTGTTATGGCTGCATGGTCGATGGAACCTGAGCCGTACAAAGAAATGTCTAAAAAGTATAGGTTGGATTTTAGATTCTATGGATTTGAAAGCAGTGGATGCGTAAATCAGGAGATGGAAGTCATTGAAGGTGAAACAACCATCAACCGTGAAATCCGATTTGATGATTACCGTTGGGAGTGCGTAGACCCGCTAATGGGAGGTTGAAACATGGAAATCAATGTTGAGATTTGCGACCGATGCGGTGAGTGCTTTTCGTGGTACGGCGAAGCGGACGGAATCCGAAAAGTGAAAATCAAAGAACGCGGATATGAATGTTCGCCAGACAGGCCGTTCGTTCTTTGCCCCTCTTGCATGGCGAAGCTGAACGAATGGCTGAAAGGAGAACAAAAGTGAGCAGTCAGATGAATAAATTTGGAAACTGCCCACTATGTGGCAAACAGATCAAGCCGACCAACCTCCGCAAAATCGCACGACAGAATCAGTTGTACGGATTCCGCATGGCTCTGGATGGCATCGCCGCCACATGGGGCGTATTGATTCAGAATCTTCGGTGCGATGCAGACCTGACCGATGAACAGGTGCAGAAAATCATCCGCATTGGCGACAGGTACTGGGAGATGGTCGGCAAGTTCAAAGAAGAGGACATGACCCCTGACGAGTTTGCAGATTACATCACCGCAAAGTCAGAACAGGTCGAAAAAGAGCTAAGAGAAAGGTGGAGCTAATGGATAAGGAACAGCTTGCCATCGCACGGTTGCAGGACGCTGCACGGCTGTCCGAGCATCGGTACAAGAAACCGCTCATGGTCACATACTCTGGCGGTAAGGATTCACAGGTGCTTGTGGCTCTGGCTGAACGTGCAGAAATCAACTTTGAGGTAGTGAACAGCCATACCACCGCAGATGCGCCGGAGACGGTCTATTTCATCCGTGAGCAGTTCAAGGCGATGGAAGAACGTGGAATCAAATGCTCCATCGTCATGCCACGATACAAGGACAAACCTGTGTCCATGTGGACACTAATTCCGCAAAAGCTGATGCCGCCGACAAGACTTGTGCGCTATTGCTGTGACGTTCTGAAGGAAAACACAGGAAAGAATCGGTTTATCGCAACAGGCGTTCGGTGGGCGGAATCTGCACGGCGCAAAAACAGTCGTGGCGTGATGGAACTGATGCACAAAGACCCTGCGAAAAGAATCATCCTTATGGGGGATAACGATGAAAAGAGACAGCTGTTCGAGACCTGCACCCTTAAAGGCAAAATGACTGTCAATCCGATCGTGGACTGGTCTGACGATGATGTGTGGGACTACACGCACAGCGAACGCTTGCCTGTTAATCCGCTGTATTGCGAAGGGCAGAAGCGTGTTGGCTGCATTGGTTGTCCAATAGCCGGTAGGGGGGGGCAGACAGCGTGAGTTTATGCGCTGGCCTGCCTACGAGAAAATGTACATTTCAGCGTTTGAACGAATGCTTGATGTCAGAAAATCAAAAGGTTTGCCGTGCGACTGGCAGACCGGCATGGATGTTTTTCGCTGGTGGATGGAAGATGACAACGTCAGTGGTCAGTTGAGCATGGACGATTTGATGGAGGATAACAATGTTTGAATTTGCAACTCGCTGGCTGGTCTGCCTAGTCCTGCTGGCGGTAGTAGTTCAGTCCGAACGGACAATCAAAAACGTGGCAGACAACCTGTTTGAAAAGCGTCAGTCAATGCTTGTCTGGCTGTTCGCCAACGTGTGTCTGGCCGTTTGTACGGCTGTTGTGATGGAGTGGAGGTAAAGACATGAACAGATATGACATTGAAAAGAGCATGGAAAGAAGTCGCAGAATGTTTGCGATTTTTCAGGGAATTGTGATTGCTTTTATTGCAATCGTGGTAGTTTCGTCTATCGTACTTTCCATCTTTATGTATAAGGGCTTGTTTTCCGCAGACATCCCCGAATGGATGAAGTGGGCGTTTGTGTTCCTTGGGAGGTAAAAATGGAAATTCGTGGAGAGCATAGCAAGAAGAGAGTTCGTTTTGCTTCGCTCAAGGAAGGAGAACCGTTTTACTACAAAGGCGAACTTAATATGAAGACAAGTGAGATTACGTGCAGTCCCATCTTTTGCGGCGGCACTATATATAACTGCGTGTCGCTCCGTAACGGCAGGATTATGAGCTGCTCCGATGATGCGATGGTCGGCATCGCAAGGGTTCATATCGAAAAGGAGTACTAATGGACAACTGCTGTTCCATCTGGCAGATTGCATTGAAGCTGGACTACATCGAAATGAAGATGAAGAGGTGAGAACGTGAAGCTGGTTGATGTTGAGCCAATTATTGCGGCTTGGAAAGCTGTTGGCATTGATAAAAAGAATGAAGCAAAGTCGTTTTTGAATAATAAAAACTACATCGTATACATACAAGGACAAATCAGAAACAGCATTGGAGATGTGTTTTTAGAT